ACCTGTGTCATACATCAAACGGAACACACCATCTTCAGGGATACGATAGGTCATATTGATTTCCAACTGTACACGCTGGTTGTCGACTGTGTTTGTGCTAAAGGTTTCCATATGCAATGTAGTAAGACTGACCTGTAGCTTATCAACAGTGCTAAAGAATGGAACCTTAAAGTGTAATCCAGGACCAATAGGTGTAGTCGTAGTCAGCTGTCCAAAGCTACGCACACCTGCACGATCGCTAGGATCAACGATATAAAAGCTGCTAAGTGCAGTAGAGATAAGTGCTAGTCCGATAGGAGATGTAATAACTACCTTTTTGATAACATTTACCTTTTGTTCTAGATCATAGATTCGTTCTTCTTGATAGTTCATAGTTCTCTCCATATGTGAAAATAGCTGCTAGACAACATTATCTAGCAGCCTTAGTGTTACTGATTAGCAGCGATAACGTACTTGCCGAAACGATCGTGGAATTCATCGAAGTTCTTCATCTTGCTAGGATCTAGAGGCAAGTCATAGTTAGTAAGCGCGATCTTAGCACCCATAACAGTGAGCTCAGTCTCAAAGTTATCCATCATAAAGCGGAAGAAATTATCAGCCTGTTCATCCCAGCCCTTGATTTTCTTCTCAGCACCGTCCTTGAGCTCATAGCACAAGCTAACAGTGAGAGAATACATAGCGGAGATCTCTTTAACCTTGAGCTCCTTAACCTTGCCTGCAAGGATGTCAGTTGGATTAGGCATACGTCCGGCAATCTTTCGATGTGCCATAAACTTAACACCAGTACCTTCGCCTACAGCACCGCTTACGAGATCTGAGAGTGTGTTCTCGCCGATATCGTCTTCGAGCAGTTCGCTAACAAAACTCCAAGAACGAGGAGTAGCAAACGAGCGGCTAGCAGTCTTAGGATCGAAATCGTACAAGTCCTGTTTGGCAAAGCTGATGTAACCAACGACATCCTTGTGGATCTTGTTAGCAACAGCCCACTGGAACCAGTCATCAAAGTCAACACGTAGTTCAAGATGTACGAAGCGATTAGCAAGCGGAGCAGGCATACGGTAAGTAACGCCCTTGTCAGCTTCTCGGTTACCAGCAGCAACAACGATAACATTGTCTGGCAAATGATACGTGCCAACTCGACGGTTGAGGATCAGCTGATAAGCAGCAGCTTGTACGCTGGGCGGTGCTGAGTTCATCTCATCTAGGAACAAGATGATATGATTATACTTGCTAGCAAATTCCTGGGTAGGAAGCTCAACGGGAGGTGCCCAGCTCATTGTATTGTCATTGGCATTAAAATAAGGAATGCCCTTGATGTCTGTAGGTTCCCACAGGCTCAAACGCACGTCGATTACATAGGCATTGTCCATCTCGTCACCGAGCTGATGTACAGTATCGGACTTGCCGATGCCTGGGGGTCCCCAAATAAACACGGGGCGCTGTTTCTTAAAAGCGTGACGCAAAGCAGCTTTGGCGCCATTGATGCTAACGGTACGTGTACTAAAATCTGACATTGTGTTTGCTCCTCTGCGTTAATGTCTATACTGTTATAATAGCATCTTGCGAGAATACGTCAACGATTATAAAGGATTTATTTCCCTCTGCCTAGCCATTGCTTTAGCAACACCGTATTTCCTGACATCGCCTGAGAATAGCAATAATTCGCAGGCTACTCTCTCATTAAAGACGACGATATTTTTCTTGTTATAATAATGCGGACAGTCTATGTGCTGATCCATAAACAATAGTATCTGTGTAGTCAGTTGGAAATCTTTTGGGAAAGGGATCTTGTAACTCTTCAATCCTAAAACACCAGATAGGAAATTAAATCCTTCTTCTGTAAGAGCGAGACCACCTTCTGTCTTCTGTCGAGGATTTTTCCACCAACTTATCAAGGCTTTCTTCAGAGTCTCTTCGTCCGTATTCAGTCCGGCCTGATTGAGGAAGATGTTAGTTAGTGATCTTTTAAGGTCTGCCATTCCATAATCTCTCCGCTAGTTAATTTAACCACTTGGAAATCTTCTGTTTTAAATAGATGATTTAATTTCTTTGTTAAGTTGATAGCGTGTCCTGGATTACTAAAGCTGGTCTTTTTATATTTAGGACCTGGGTAGTTACTAACTAAACTGCTGCTCTTTAGATTAAATGGTTTGTTTTGATAAAACACAGCCCATATGGCGTCTGCCTCTAAGATCTGATCAACCTTGTAGGTTTTCTTATTGGCAAATTCCAATATCACAGTTGGTTTTGGTCGACTCATACACATATTTATCGCTTTTCATCGAATCCGCCACCGTCCATCGCTACTACTAGGACATCTTCTTGTGCTGATTTTTTAACTTCTGCTGTTTGGAACTTGTCTAAAAGCTGTAGAGTTACTAGATTTAGATTGTAAACTAGGGTCTCTGCTTCGTGTATAGGTATCTGTATGACCTTTTGATTGGATCTAGCAGCAGTCCTAACTTTCTTTACGAAATCTTCTAGTATAGCTATGGAAATCCTATCGGTTAACATTGACTAGTTCCTGTTTAAGTTCTAATTCTGTGCGGAAAGGACCACGGTTTTCATATCTCTGTATAGTGATCAGCTTAGGACAGAAGCTCTTGACCCAACCCTTATCAAACTTGATAGCATAATAGCCTGCACAATAAACGCTCTTGCTAGCATCGCTCTTAGTAAACAATGGTAGTTTCTTCTTTACATCATACATTGGATTGTGCGGTTCGCAGTTTGTCTTGAAACCATAGATCTCGTTTATAGTTTCTTTGGTTTCCTGCTTGGAACTAATAAAGAAACTTTTTCCAAACTGTTTTTCAATGCTCCTAATATCCTTAAAAACACTCTTGTTTTCTTTAGATGATAGGACAAACTTATCAGTTTCGTCCTTTTGTAAGATTCCGACCTTGATTCCGTTATTTTCTAGTATCCAGAATTTTCCATCTATGACTGGTTTTGCTTTCATTTCCATTTCGTTACTCCGGGTATTTTGCATTCAGTGGTTCGGCATATGATTGTGCTTGCTCTGCCATCTTAACTAGATCAAACAGTCCACAAAACTTTAAGAATCGCATTCCTACTTGATCTACAGACTTTGGTACGCTATTTGTCTTAATAGTCTCTACAATGATAGCCTTGATATCATCAGGTTGTGCCTTGAGATCAATCAGCCTACGATTGCGCTCGTAATCGTCGAGAACGCGATGCTCTTCACCGTTATGATCTACCCAACGCTGTAGCATCATATTGTTCCAAGCGAAACCTTTGCTGTTACGATCTTCATATGCTTCTTCTAGCTTATTCTTGCGAACCTTTGGAAAAGCGCTAAACACGTTGTCAGTGGGATCACCACGCATACACTTTTCAAAAAGCAACCAGTCGGGATTAGGAATAACTTTCGGTTCCTTCGTCTTATTGTCAATGACACGCTTGCCCTTCTTATCAAAGATGCCTTCGTGCGTAGTAGTCGTTTCCATAACACCATTATATTGTTTAACATTTGGAGCGATAAGCTGCACAAAGTCACTGTCTGTAGAGATAATGATATGATTATCATTGGGATGATTTTCAATCCAACCTGCGATGAGATCATCTGCTTCTAATCTAGGATGCTGCATTACAGTACAGTTGGTCTTTTCATTAATAAACTCCTTGAGCTTATCAAAGGTTTCCCAAAACATCTTATCTTCCTCAGCTTCTTTCTCAGTGAGAGCTGCTCGAGCCTCTGTTCGATTACGCTTGTATGGCGCATAATAATCCTTGCGCCAGCTGCGTCCTTCTAAACAGAACACGACGTGATTGCCTTTAAAATCTTGCCAAGCCTTCTTAATGCTAGCAAGGGTTACGTGTAGAGCCATACCGATCTTTTCGTCTGCATTACCACGTACTACATGGCGGGCACGGAAAAAACAGTTAGCAGTGTCAACGATAATATAATTCATACGATCCTGATTTCTTGTTCGAGTTGCGAATCATTCGCGATAGATTGGCAAAGAGCCTTAAACCACTTGTCAACTATCTCTTCATCTGTAACCCCAGTATAACCTGCTTTCTTTAAATCGTCAACGAAAAACTCGTTCCAATCTAATTCAAAGAAGCCATTGCTAGGATTAGCTCTATCAACCTGCGTATCAAGCACCTTGATATAAGGTTGTTTCTTCATTGTAGCGATTTCTTTGTCGCTAAGTTTAGTATTCTTCTCTTCTTTTTTATTGAAGAGACCTGAAAATCCATCCCATATCATATTTTACTCCTCACGCCAAACTGGCATATAAATGTATCTGCAGATTCAGTATGAATCCATTTTTAGCACAATATTGTGCAGCATATTCGTGATTCTTTTGATTCTCTCGCATATCTAGCAAGCCTTCTTCCCAGAAACTAATAACCTCATCAACAGCACTGCGCTCTTCGATACCGATATCATTTTTTTCACTACGTAGCTGTTTGCTCTTTTGAGGCTCACGATTGTAAATGTTCATTGGACTAATGAAAACCTTTTTACCCTGTGCAGCATATTCGTGAGCCCAGTCTGGTATGCTGCTATATGGACTATCCTGATCCGCATTCATAACAAATTTTAAACAGTCTGCACGATCTAACACATCTGTATTAGGTTTAAGATACTTAACAGGCTTGCCATCTTTCTCTAAACATTTGGGACTACAAACTAATGTAGTCAACTCTGGAAGATCTTGCCATACTGTGCCATTACTTTCAATCTGTGTCCAAGCAAAGTGATCTTGCATCATTTCAAGGAATGGTCCTAGATTTTTCTGTAGCATAGGCTCACCACCTGTAATGACCAATCCTACTTTCTTCTCGACCCATTTGGGAATGGCACCGTCGAAGTATTCTCCGAGAACATTTCCAATGCGAAGATCGATCTGATCGAAGGTCAGCCAGTCCCCGCCGTCAAAATA